TTTAAGTGCTGGGTGCGGCGTGAGTACACACACAACCATACTGCGTACCACGGAGAGTTTTTACATGCGATGGCGATTGGCGTCACCACCATGCCGAACAGATGCCTGAGTTTTCAGGTGATTTTCACTGGCTGCGAAGCGGATATTGAGGGCGTACCTAATGTCCACGGCGGAGCAATGTGGGCAAGAATGCCCATTACAGCGTTAGTAGGGGACACTCCGTTTGACGAGTGGCCCGAGCCTATGCCTGTTCACGCAGCGCAACCTTGGGACTGCTCGTCCCGTACACACGCTGTGTACCAGATGGACAGAACTACACCTTGCCCTTGGATGGCGAAGGTGGAGAGCGAGTTCTATCCGGCTAAGTATATGTTTACTGTGGATTACACTGACAGCGAAATTGCGGATGACCCTGCGCAGCATAAGCAGAGTCACGTTTTAGAGCTGCTCGATGCTGGCCCATACACTGGAAACATCGTTGCTTTGCCTAACAACAGGGTAAGAGTTACGCACCCAGCTTGGTTTGAAACTGGAGAAGGTGCGCCAGACTTTAGGCCGTCTCAACACATTCATTACTCTAAGTCAGATTTGGACTATACGCTGGATGTTAATCGGGTGTTTGATAACTTGTACCACGACAGCTCTGAAGAGGATAAACTTTAATGGACCTTGTGGACTTCTCGACATACATGTATAAGCTACTACGAGAGCGCGAACAAGATATTGCAAGTTCTCTCGCACATGATGCTGCCAAAGACTGGGAGCATTACAAACTCATGGTAGGTGAGATACGGGGCCTGACCTACGCCCGTGAGGAAATAAAAGCCCTGCTGGAGAGAAACGCAGACGATGTCGAAGACCTTATATCTTCCTGATCACGTTGCGCAGAAAATGAACAAGGACAAAGAGAAGGCTCCGGCTGACTCGTCCGATGTGAATAGCGCATATGTGGACGCCACCGAGAAGGTGTTAGACCCTTCTCTACTAGAGAAACCCCTTTTGGAACGACTACCGCAGCCCACGGGCTGGCGCTTGTTGGTGATGCCTTATCAAGGTGCAACCAAGACGCAGGGTGGTTTACATATCCCAGATGAGATTCGAGCTCGTGAGGCTGTAGCTACTGTTGTGGCTTACGTTCTCAAGATCGGGCCTTTGGCATACAAAGACCCAGGCAAGTTTGGACAGGATGCAGAACCTTGGTGCGAAGAAGGCCAATGGGTTTGTATCGGTAGATATTCGGGATCACGTTTCAAGATTGACGGTGGAGAAGTTCGCATCATTAACGATGACGAAGTTATCGCTACTATTCTTGAACCTGATGACATTAAGCAGGTCTAGGAGAAAACTATGTCTCAAGAAAATGAAGAAGTCATTGAAGACGAAGATGGGGGAGTAGAGGTAGAGGTAGAAGTAAAGGCGGAAGCTGGAACTGAAATCGAAATCGAAGCTGAACCTTCCGATTCAAAAGAAGAAAAGGCGTCTGGCTCAGAAGATGAGTTGGATAGCTACAGTAACAAAGTTCAAACCCGCATTAAAAAGCTGACCGAGAAATACCGTAAAGAAGAACGGGATCGGGAAGAAGCGGTGCGAATGGCACAACAACTGTTGAATGAGAACCAAAACCTTAAAAGTCGCATGCAGAATTTAGACAAGGGCTACCTTGCAGAATACGGCACACGGCTTGAAACTCAGGTTGCTTCAGCTAAAAAGTTGTACCGTGAGGCCCACGACAGCGGTGACACCGATAAAATGTTAGAGGCTCAAGAAGCCTTATCAAACATGTCTATCGAGAACGAACGCTTACGTTTAGCTAAACAAAGATCGGAGCAGGCCCCGCCTGTTCAAGCCCAGCAACCTGTTGTTCCACAACAACAAGTTCCGCAAACTCCTGCGGCAAAGCCCGATCCCAAAGCCGAAGCGTGGGCAGAGAAGAACGATTGGTTTGGAAACGACGAGGTTATGACATATGCTGCTTTTGGCATACATCGTAAATTAGTTGAGGAAGAAGGAATTGACCCGACTGCAAATGACTACTATAGTGAAGTAGACAAACGCATGCGCGTGGAATTTCCACACAAATTCCAAGCCGCGAAGAAATCGGGTGGAGCACAGGTCGCACCTGCTGGCGCTTCAGCTACCCGCAGTACAGCAAAAACAGGGCGCAGGTCGGTGAAACTCTCACCATCACAAATTGCGATGGCAAAACGGTTAAACGTCCCGCTTGAAGAATATGCAAAATATGTGAAGGATTGATAGAATGACTGATAGAAAACCGCGCGAGAGCGCTACCCGCGAAACAGAAACGCGCCGTAAACCATGGGCTCCGCCCAGTCGCCTTGAAGCACCTGTAGCCCCTCCAGGCTATGTGCATCGTTGGATTCGAGTCGCAATGCGTGGTGAAGAAGACAAAATGAATGTCAACACCAAGCTACGCGAAGGATGGGAACCTGTCCGTAAGGACGAGTATCCAGACTATGAAGCTCCCACTATTGACGAAGGTCGATACGAAGGGGTTATCGGACAAGGTGGATTGATGCTGTGCCGAATACCTGTAGAGACCGCCCAAGAACGATCCGCGTATTACGGGAACCGGACCCGCGAACAGATGGTAGCAGTTGACCAGGACCTAATGAAGGACCAACATCCTTCGATGCCGATTTCTAATAATCGGCAAAGTCGTGTATCCTTTGGAGGCTCGCGAGGAGACTCCAAGTAACTTTGAGGTGCTATTATGGCAAATTCTAACGGATCCTTTGGGCTACGTCCCATTGGTAAAATTGGTCAATCGACCAACTCTACTGGTCTATCTGAATATCGCATAGCTTCTGACAACTCCAATCCAATGTTCCAAGGCATGGCGGTTATTCCGTTGGCTGCGGGCGTCATTGACGATCTACAAGCTGCGGCTGGTGGTAATGTCAGTATTGTGGGTGTGTTCTATGGCTGTGAGTATGTTTCATCTACTACAGGTGAAGTTATTCGGGCAAACCAATGGCCCGGTTCTGGCGCGGATTCTAATTTCCCTGTCAAAGCCTTTTTGTATGACGATCCAAATCAACTGTTCACCATTGCAACATCTAATGTTGTGGCTGGTCAGAACACTGAAGCGGAAATTCTTACATCTGTGTTCGCAAACATCGCGTTTGCAACAGGCAACAGTGGTTCTACAACTACTGGTATTTCTTCTGCAACCGCAGATTTAAATACAGTCGCAGCTACCAACACTTTGGCACTCCGTGTTATGGGCATACAAGATGACCCAGACAATTCGGATTTCACTGTCGCTGGTATTCCATTAATCGTTCGTATCAACAACCACTTCAATGCGCCTACTGGTTCCATTGCAGCGGGTACTGTTGCTACGACCGGCGTATAAGGGGGTCTAAAACATGGCTATTTCACGCGCACAATTAGCGAAAGAGCTTGAACCAGGTCTCAACGCCTTGTTTGGTATGGAGTACGATCGCTACGAAAACCAACATTCAGAGCTGTATACAACTGAATCATCGGACAGAGCGTTCGAGGAGGAAGTTATGCTATCTGGATTTGGCTCGGCACCTACTAAGTCTGAAGGTTCCGCTGTCAACTTTGACGATGCTAACGAAGCATACACAGCTCGTTACAACCACGAAACCGTTGCGCTTGCCTTCTCAATTACTGAGGAAGCAATCGAGGACAACTTGTATGACCGCCTCGGCAGTCGTTACACACGCGCTCTCGCTCGCTCAATGGCCCACTCTAAGCAGGTTAAAGCCGCTGCGGTATTGAACAATGCGTTCGCCGCTGGTGCAACTGCTGGCGGAGACGGTGTTGCACTTTGCGCCACTGATCACCCGCTTACAAACGGTGGAACTTTCGCTAACGAACCATCAACTGCTGCTGATCTGAACGAAACTTCTTTGGAAGACGCTCTGATCAACATTGCTGGTTATGTTGACGAACGTGGCTTGAAGGTTGCTCTTCGCGGCATGAAGTTGATGATCCCACGGCAATTGCAATTCGTTGCAGAGCGCCTGATGGTCTCCAACCTCCGCACTAGTACTGCTGACAACGACACTAACGCAATCCGTTCAATGGGGATGTTGCCTGATGGTTATGCCGTCAACGACTTCCTTACTGATCCAGATGCGTTTTTCCTCAAGACTGATGCGCCTCGTGGCTTTGTTCACTTTGAGCGGACTCCGCTTTCCACTAACATGGAAGCTGATTTCGACACAGGTAACATGCGCTTCAAGGCTCGTGAGCGTTATAGCTTCGGCTTTAGTGACCCACGTTGTGTGTTTGGCTCCCCTGGAGCGTAAGACACATTGCACTTGTTAGATTGAGGCGGTCTTCGGATCGCCTCTTTCTTTTTGTAAAAATCTATTGTACTGTTTGGGCATCCCTGACAGTCGCATTGGGCGGCTGACTTAACCCAGACAGGAGATTCTCATGGGTAATTCTACTTTTAGCGGACCAGTGCGTTCGCAAAACGGTTTTGAAGACATCACAACCAATGCCACAACTGGCGCTCAGACAACTAATTCCACATATGGTACAAACGCTTCTGTAGGCGGCGACCTTACGGTACTTGGGTCTATCTTGTCTGGTGGCGTAAGCCCCGCGCTGAACGGTCTAGCTGTAACTGCTAAAGCTACAGGAGCCACTGTTACTTACGTCGCTGGAATTAACGTCAACCCCTTCACTGGCGGCGCACAGCAAATTACTACTCTTCCTGCCGCAGCGGTAGGTACTGTTGTTGTACACGCTCAGTCAGTAGACACTACTGGTGGCACTGCTTTCTTGAGCTTTGATTGTGCGGGTAGTGATGCTTATGAAACAGGCAGCGTTATCGAAAGCCGTACCAGCAGTGCAGTTGTGTTTGATACGTCTACTGCGGGTGAAACTTTGTTGAAGTATACTCCTGCAAGCGCAACAACAAACTTGTTTAGCATTGGCTCGTACATCTACTTTACTTGCACAACAGCAGGTCTGTGGAATATCTCGTTTAACTTTCAGCCTCTTGGTGCGGGTACTACTGGCACGTTTGTTTTTGCAGCCTAATAACTAATTTGGCGGGGTTAACGCCCCGCCTGTAATCTATAGGAGGCCAAAATGGCAGGATCAGACGTAACCCCAGTCATCATCAGCGATGAGGTGGCTTTAGACGCGGACGGAATTTCAACAGCCACTTCAGTGGGAAACAACGCAGCCTTGGTTATTGGCGGGGCTTTAGCTTCTGGCGGAAGCGTTACAAACGCCTCTGCACGACAGGTAACAATTTTGTCCGCAGGAAACGATTCTTCAAAGTCGTTTAATATAGTTGGCACAGATGTAAATGGTGCGGCTCTTACCGAAAACCTTACGGGCGCTAATGCTGGAACAGCAACCAGTTCTGGTTATTTTAAAACAATTGCAAGCATAACTGCGGTTGGCAATCCCGCAGGAAACGTATCCGCTGGCATTAATGCTAATGCGGCAGGTGTAATCTTCGCAGGACGCACTCGTTTGCAAGGGTTTTCTTTTTATTCTGGCGGAACCGCTGGAATAGCTAACCTACGGAACGGTGGTGTTACAGGCACAGAACTAATTCAGTTTCGCTCGATTGGAACTGACAACGCTTCTGACGACCCGTTTATGCCGGATGAGGGTGTACTGTTTAAAGACGGTTGTTTTGTTACATTCGTTGTTCCGCAGTTTGACTTGATGATGTTCTACCACGCATAATCTTTAGGGCGGTTGCTATGGCTGATAAGAAAAAAGTTAATCTCTCAGTTGGACGTGGCGAGAAACTGTCTGTTAAAAAGGGTGCGGGTCTTACAGCAAAGGGTCGCGCTAAATACAACAAAGCAACAGGTAGCAAACTCAAAGCTCCTGCGCCTAACCCAAAGTCTAAAAGCGAGAAAGGCCGTAAGAAGTCTTTCTGCGCTCGTTCCAAGGGTTGGACAGGGGAAAGAGGCAAGGCTGCGCGGAAACGTTGGAAGTGCTAGACAGATGAAATTTGAACTTAATCACTTTGTTTCTGTTATAATCCTTGGTGTTGTAAGCTGGGGCGCGATTACTTTGTTTACAATGAACGCGCAAATGGCAGTAGTAGTGTATAAGGTAGATCAAAACTTCAACATGATCCAGCCCATGTGGCAGGACTTTTTACAAAGGAGGGCGACCTATGACAATGTCCCGGTCTCAAATGAGCCAACAGATTTCCAAGCCGCCCTCGGGGAGAAATAATGCCCAAAGACGCATGTTACAAAAAAGTAAAAGCAAGGTACAAGGTCTTCCCAAGCGCCTACGCAAGCGGAGCCATAGCCAAGTGTCGAAAGGTGGGCGCCGACAAATGGGGAGAATCTTCTAAGCGCAAGCGCCCTGTTAAGAAAAAGTTAAAGAACGGTGGTCTTATTGCAAGTGGTTGTGGGGTTGTGCAAGAGTCGCGCCGCAAAGAAACGAACTTGTTCTAATGGCTGTTCGTAAAACAAAAGAAGGAGCCGCTCTCAAACGATGGTTCAAGGAAGACTGGGTAGATGTTAAATCTGGTAAGCCTTGTGGGCGTAAGAAGGGTGAGAAAAGAGACACCCCGTATTGCCGGCCAAGTAAAAGAGTAAGCTCTAAAACACCGAAGACAAGCAAAGAAATGACAGCGGCTGAAAAACGTAGTAAGGTAAGAGAGAAAGCCAAGCTTGGACAGCCTGCTGGTAAACCTCGCAGAGTTTCCGCAGCTAAACGTAAAACGAAGAAGGGGTAACAAATGACGACTTCTGGAACCAGAACATTTAACCTTGATATAGCTGAAGTCATCGAGGAAGCCTATGAGCGGTGTGGCTTAGAGGCTCGTACTGGTTACGAGATCAAGACAGCACGTCGTTCGTTGAACCTAATGTTTGCGGAGTGGACTAACCGCGGATTGAACTTATGGACTATCAAGCAAAAAGTATTAAACATGGCTCAGTCTGTGTCATCTTATCCGGTTGGAACCCTGACAATTACTGTAGCATCTAGTGCTTCTTTTGCTGTGTCTGAAACAATTACAGGCGGCACAAGTGGTGCAACAGCTATAATAACAAACATCGTCTCAAGCACATCTATTGCTATAACGTATCCTGTGGGAACGTTTACTGCGACTGAATCTATCACGGGCAGTGTTAGCGGCGCTGTGACTTCGGTGACAGCCGCAGTTGATTTTTCGTTAACTCAAAGTTCCGCAGATATACTAGAAGTGGTTTTGCGTAGAGGTAATACAGACTTTGAGCTAGATAGGATTAGCCGTGGAGAGTATTTAAACCTGCCTAACAAAACAACTCAAGGCCGGCCTAGTCAGTTCTACTTCGATCGACAAATCAGCCCCGTAATTAATCTATGGACTGTGCCCGAAAATTCAACGGACCAACTGATCTATTATTATGTTGATCGCATTGAGGATGCTGGAGCGTTTGCTAACACCGCTGACCTGCCCTTTAGGTTCTATCCTTGCATGGTTGCTGGCCTGGCATACTATATCGCGATGAAGAGGTCGCCGGAGCGGTTGCAATACTTAAAGTCTATTTATGAAGAAGAGTTTCAAAGAGCGTCGGATGAGGATCAGGGTCGTGTATCTCTGAGACTTCAGCCTAGCATATCGTACTTGAGGGCATAATGGCATTTGCTAGTGGAAAAGATGCATACGGAATTTCGGATAGGTCTGGGTTTAGATACCGTCTGAGAGACATGGCGAAAGAATGGAACGGCGCTTTAGTCGGTACGGATGAGTTTGAGCCCAAGCATCCGCAGCTATCTCCACCTCGTATAGGACCAGACCCTCAAGCTCTAAGGAACCCACGTCCGGAACAGGATCTAGAGGAACAAAGAAATATACAGTACGGTTGGAATCCTGTAGGTGGCGCAACAGACAACGGAATTAATCCCCCTAACAACCTAGTTTCTACTGGGGCGGTGGGCGCAGTAACGGTGACAACATGAGCTTTACATATACGCAGTTAAAGACTGCAATTGAAAATTACACTGAGAACAACGAGACATCTTTTATCTCGAACCTTCCCTTGTTCATAAGACTTACCGAGGAACGGATTCTAAAGAACGTTCAACTGAGTTTGTTTCGCAAGAATGTTGCGGGTCAAATGTCTGCATCTAATAAATTCTTATC